TCCATGCTTTCTCCGCTATCAAAAATCACAAAGTATTTAGAGAGACAAATGAAAAAAATGAAAAAATTTAATTCCAAACTAGGCATACTTTCTTCGCTATCAAAAATCACAAAGTATTTAGAGAGACAAATGAAAAAAATGAAAAAATTTAATCTAGCCATACTTTCTTCGCTATCAAAAATCACAAAGTATATAATTTTTTTTATACCAAAAACTTTAATAATTCTTAGCCTATTTCCGATAGTGCAAGCAAGAAATATTTATTTATTCTTGTCAAAATCAAAGTGTGCAATGAGTGTTTATTCCTTTATAAAGAATAAAATTTATTCAGTACCATCAAAATGCCTTATAAGCATTGGCGCTTTTATGATTAGCAAGGCAGCCAAAATTTATTCTTGGATATCGAATTCAAAACTTGTAAGAGGCATTGGCTCTCTTCTATCAAAGATTAGCTTACGCATAATCAAATGCCTTTTAAGCACTAGCTTTTTTATGATGAGTAAAACAATCAAAATTTATTCTTGGATATCGAATTCAAAACTTGTAAACAGCATTAGCCCTTTTCTATCTTTTTCATTAAAGTGTGCAAAAAAGATTAGCTCATGCATAATCAATGTAAGTTCTTACATGATAAATAAAATAATTTGTTTTTCAATATATATAACATTATTTTTGAGTTCATTATTCTTATCATCTTCTGTAATAGATAAAATAGCCAATTGGTCATTAAAAGGAGAGAGTTTAGAGTCACTATTGTCAAAATCTTTATATGATTATTATCAAGAATTTAGAAAATTTATATACTATTATTATCCAGACTTTGAATGCTCTGTAATAGAGCCTTATACAAAATCTGCAATAGGTCGCTTTTCGAAGGCAGTAGATCAATTGGCAAGAAATCTTTATCCGTCCAAAACAGATTTACCAATGGATAAAGATTTAAAACATGTTCATCCAAAATTTAATCAAAGGATATTAGATGAAATGACCGGTGCAAAACTTATAAATCTTTTAGATAATATTAATGGGCTTATAATCCATAGACTGAATAAACCTAATGCACCAGAATGTAAATCGAAAATAAACAACCAACTAGACTATCTAGAATGTAAATCGAAAATAAACAACCAACTAGACTATCTATCAGCGAGATGTTTATTTAGTGTTCAAAATCAATTTACAGAAACAGTGGGAAAGTCAATGCTGATGAGAATTTTCTTTGGTTGCGGTTAAGAACAGAGTACTACTTGCATATCTTTGCAAGTAGTACTGTCTAAAGAAATATAAATAATTTCATAATCTATAAATTTCTGCATAAGGACGACGTTTGCGCGCTTCACTGATGCTTTTATACGCAACACGGGTGTGAGTATTAAATTGCTTGGCTATATCTACGACAGGGATTTTTTTTTCGTAGAGCGTTAGCATTTCCTCCTGGTGCTCAAGAGTTATTTTTACAGGACGACCAAGAGGTTTTCCTGCTGCTTTTATTCTTTCAAGGGCAGCTTTGGTTCTTTCGGAAATAGTATCTCTTTCTAATTGGGCTAGCGATGCAAAAAGTGTCAAGAACGCTTTCCCAATCGGAGTACGTGTATCTATAGAAAGAGAGAGAATTACAAGACTAATACTCCTTTTCTCTAGTCTTTCTATTAACTGTAATAACTTGATTGTATTGCGCCCTAAACGATTTATCTCATCAACAATCAATGTATCTCCGCTAGACATGGAACCAATACATTTTTCTAATTCTGGCAAGATATCTTTCGTGCCACTGATTTTTTCAGAAAAAATTATACTACAACCTACTGTCTGTAACTTTGCAATTTGACGATCAAGATTTTGTTCTAACTTCGAAACTCTGGCGTACCCTATTTGCATAACTTTAATACTAAATTATTAAATTTAATTAATATCAGTTTATGCTTGATATTTTATGTTTTTCTCACCAAATGTGCAATACAAAATAGTGTGTTTGATTTAAATTGAACGATTAAACACAAAAAATGCCCATAACATAGTATTACAGGCATTTTAGTAGCTATGGAAGGAAAATAATAATGGTAGGTTGGTTTATCTGATCAAGCTACGTTTTTATTTTTAGATGTTTGATACTCCTTTAGTATTTTGAGCACGTAATTAGATAATGTACGGTTTTCTTGAGATGCACTTTCTTTTAAGGATTCAAGAAATATTTTTTCAGCTCGCAAAGAAATAGTTTGAGATATCTTGCGATTTACAGTGTTCTCTGTAGGCATTTGTCTCCATCAAAGTGGTTAACTCTACTTATATAATGTAAGATAATAATATTGTTAAAGCAATATATGTATAAACTTTAAAACTACCCTAAGGGCTCACTATGTAGTACGCACAAACACTTTGAAGGCAAAGAAGGCAAATCATCTCTTTTTTATCTAGTTACTTGATAGTCTTCAGATTTAGGCGCAGCGTAAAATGTCTCATTAAATAGACTTTCAAAATAAAGACATAGTTTAGTTCTGCACGATATCTCGATCAAGGAAACAGATAGAAGAGCTATCGCATTGGTATTAGCAAAGAAGGCATTAGACATATGCACAAAGAAAGTATCAGTAATGCTTTCTACATTAAAGTTTGACACTAAGGAATGAGAAACATAAGCAAGTGCCAATAGGTTTATTGCAAAAATGCATTCGACTAATATGGCACCTTTAGTGCGATAGAGAGGTGTGTAATCTTGAGGATCATATTTTTTGATCTTATCAAGACGTTTCGCAGCTGCCGTAATATCTTCTGGGAGTGCTATGATATATTTACGTATCTCCGAAAGATTATTTTTCTCAATAATGTATTGAAGCGTGTCCCAAAACTGGATTTCTTCAAGTCCAAATTCTTCTTGGCTTTTTTGGGCTGCAGTATCAAGTGCGTGATGTATTGCTTGACTCTCCTTAAGGAGACTAACTATCATTGGAGTATGCCAACAATATAAACTTTTTAAGTAATTGTTGTCTTTATGCTTGATAGCATATTTGAGCTGAGGGAAGATCTTTTTCATTGTACTACCTATAAAATAATCCTATTCAGTAAGACTTTACCTTCTTCTTACTTTTAGGGGTTATATCGGCAGCAAATGAATACTCAGAATTTAAGAGTATTTATCAGTGCCGTGTTTCGATTTCTTGTCGATAGAAGCAGAAGTGTGCAATTTTTCTATATTCTTAGGCTTTTGAGTAAAGGGTGGGATGCCCATATCAGTGGTACCCACTGCTTTACCTTTTGTGACCTTAGAAGACATATTAAAATTGATATCTGTGCTTCCTTTATGTTTGTTCTTCATTTTATTCTCCAAGAAATGAACATAAATATAGTATGCTACAGATTCATTACAAAAGCAAGCTGCTAAACTTCTAGATTAATTCATGTAGGTGCTTGCTTAGGAAATCCCTGAATTCTCTTTGCAGGACCATGGTTCCATTACGCATCATGGAATCGAACTGCTTTAATATCATTTGCAGTGCTATTGTTACCAAAGTCTCAGTACTGCTCTGTTTTTCTGCCTTTCTTTTTTCTTCTAATGATTTGATGCGTTCATTCATTATCTTCATGCATTCTTCTAAGACTTCTTCTAGGACAACAGGCTTCTTCCATTCAATGCCTGTTGATCTTGCATCATTTTCATTTTCTGATGTATGAGCAACCGTAAGTACTTCTCCAGGTTGACCCAGAGGTATGCGCTCTAGAAAACCAAATCCTTGAGCTAGTAAATCTCCTCTTTGCTTTGTAGGAGATAAGACTTTAAGAGCTAATCTTGTATTTTGGACGTCGCCTAAATTATTTTTGCACTGTAAACTTTTTTGTTCGGTGGCAACTGTGCCTTCATTAGGCATTAATAGCTTGCTTGGACCATTAAAAAATATTGATACTTTGGAAGCCTCATTTTTAATATCTCTAATCGTCACTGAGGTATTGGTAATAAAATCTCCTCCAATATTTATTGGATAACGATTGACTGTACCCGTTCCTCCAAATTCTGGCGCGATTTGATTAGCACACCAAGTTCCATTTCTAATAGTACCCACTTTGCTGATTGATCCTTGGCCTTCATAATCATGGGCAATACGAATAACAGGATCTTTGCTTATACCAGCACAATCTTCAATTGCTATTCCATTTTCTCCCTTTAAACAACAACTAAAGAAATTATTAGCTCCGCCATATACCATAATTCCAGGAGTAGAATGTAATGCTAAAGAATCTAAATTCTTAGCTGTCAATATAGCAGTACGATTAAGATAAGAATCATGGACAGCGCAGAAAGCTGGTCCGTGAAATCCCAAATCCTTTGTTTGGGGTAAGGCCTCATCTTCATTAAAGATAGTGCTATAAGCGCTGGGAAGATTTTCCCAGGCAACTTTTTGTTTGCGATTTGGCTGTACAGTTAAGACTTGCCCTGCTTTGCCAATACTCAATTTCTCATTACAGTTTTTACTATGTACAATAAGATCTCCTTCAGTATCTGTAGGAGCAATATTGCCAAAAGCTGTATTTTTGATAGATTCGTCTGCCGTCTTTAATTCAGCAAGTTTATTAGAAATTTGAAGAGTTTCTTCTTGTAGCGCCGCAGTTCCAGAACGAAGAATTTTAATGTTAGTTGTGCTTTTGGGATCAGAAATAATATTCAATGGTCCATTCCATTGCAAACTATTCTCATTAGCAGTACCTGTTCCCCCATATTGAGGTGCGATAGCATATCCTTCCCATTGTCCAACTTTGATTGTACCAACTGTACAAATTGAAACTTGTCCTCCAAAAGTTGGATCAATATCTATGATATAATCACCATTCTCATCTTGGGATACTTTGATATTCCCACTAGATCCAATAATTGTAGTCATTGTTTCTATTTAGGCATTAAAACTTTCTTTAATGCAGAATTAGCCTTTTTTGCTTTCGGAGAGGCTTTTCTAGCAGCGCTTGCTAAAATTGCATCGGCTATTTCTTTGGACACGCCTTCTTTTTTCTCAATTCGTTCTGCAACTTTTTTAAAGCCAGGATGATTCTTTTTTTTCATATGATCTCGCTATGATTTTATAAAGTAGATTCGCTAGATTATTCTAGTGGCTATTTCATTTAAGCATAGGTTTTGTCACAAAGCTATAATATATTATACTAAAATTGTTGTTATGCATTAAATGTTTTTTAGTAAATTGATTATCTTTCCATCAAATGCAACATAAACCACTAAAATAGTTTATTATAAACCTGCGTCAGATATAATACTGTATGATATAAAAATCCTGAAATTAGGCTAAGCGTAATGCTCCCTAAGGGGAATCCAAAAAGTATAATTAAGCTATCAATTACATCCATTTTTTCCTCTTGATAAAAAACTTAAAATAATTTTAATTTTTTGGATATTTTTCTTTTACCATGGAAATATGTTCCATCCAGATATTAGTGCCATTAACTTTATCCCAATAAATCATATCTAATTGCTCTCCTGTACTAAGATAAGCTTCTTGTCTTAATCTAATATATTCTGTAGCCGCTAATTCTTGGGCTGTTCGTTGTTGCAATTCAATAAGTTCCTGCTCTTCTTCAGGAGTCATCATGATATGGGTTCCATCTACTACTTTATAAAGTGCCATTAAATTACTCCATATAATATAAATGTTCCAGTAGTTATAGTTCCACCTCCAGGATAAAATTTGATAAGATTAATACTTGAAGTAATTGAAAATACAGATTGATACCAATAATAATCTAAAGCACTTGCTGGACGTACCATCCATGTTTTAGTATCAAATACAGGATAACTTGTAGCTGAATAATAAGTATTTCGCATTTCCATTCTTAAATTTCCATAAGTAAAATTCAAGACACTTGGAACCGCTACAACCACAGAAGTAGAACCACCACCTGGATCGAGGCCAGTACTTGTGAAACTTTGGCTTGTGTATTTACCACCACTTAGCCATGTGCTACCACCATCACTACTTGCTTGACATGATATAGAAGTATATGTGGAAAGATTTATATCAATGACTTCTACAATAAAATAAGTATAACCAGAAGTAGGTATAGTGATAGAAACATATGCTGAAGAAGAAGCAGTAGCAGTACTTATTTTAACTAATGTTCCAACACTTGTAGGAGAACTCCAAGTGGGGTTAGCGCCTGCACCTTGAGTTATTAATACATTTCCTGAAGTTCCATAACCAAGTCTGGCATTGTTGCTACCGTCAAAATATATAATATCACCTTGAGTTGTAAGTGGTGAAAGAGCATCGAATGCTGCAGTTTTGGTAGCTTGTCCAGTACCGCCATTACCAATTGGCAATGTGCCCGTAACTCCATTAGCCAAATTAACTTGTCCCCATGCTGGACTATTATTTGTTCCTGTGTTTGCAAGATAATGAGTAGCAGTAGTACTTTTTGCAAGTGTACTTAAAGTATTAGCTGCTGATCCATAAACGATATCCCCTTGGCTGCAAGTTGCAGGATAAGTAGCTGTAGACCAAGCTGGTGCTGCAGTGGAGCCTGATAAAAGTACTTGATTAGCAGTAGCGGTACCGGAAAGGACCGCTCCTGCAGAAGCAGTACTATAAAAGATCCCACCATTACTTGCGGTTAAATTAGCATTAGTACCTCCATTAGCAAGACTAAGTGGCAGTGATGGAATTTGTGATGTAGTGGCTAAAGTACCAGAAGTTGGAAAAGTTACACTGGTAGTATCTGTCATTGTAAATGTTGAACTATAAGCTCCAGAGGTAGTAAGGCTTCCTCCGAGAGTTATAGTACTACTTCCATTGTTAACTCCAGTGCCACCGTAAGTTGGAGCAATAATGGTGCTATTCCAAGTTCCAGTAGTAATGGTGCCAAGAGTAGTTAAAGAAGTAGCACCAGTCCAAGTACCGCTAGCAATAGCATTTAATGCGGTAGCAAAAGTAATATCAGTACTCGCGTTGCCAGCATTATCTGCAATAGTAGCGGCAGATCCAACAAAGTTTAAAATGCTGCGTTGGGTTAATGATACTCCACCATTTTGAATAGTATTATAACCCGTTCCTGAAACTGCCCATTTGATTCCAGTTGCCTGCGCAGAATCAGCAGTCAAAACATAATTGTTCGTACCAACTTCTAGACGAGTAGGAGTGCTACCATCATAAACTATGATATCACCTTTTGTAGTCATAGGATTAGTCATCAAAGTGCCGGAAGTAGGCAAAGTAACGTTAGTATTGCCGGCAAGAGTCAGAATGAGATTGTAAGCTCCAGAAGTTGTAAGGTTACCTCCGAGCGTTATAGTTTTAGTACCGTTATTAATTCCAGTACCACCGTAGGCGCCAGTAATAATATTTCCATTCCAAGTTCCAGTAGTAATGGTGCCAAGAGTACTAATAGAAGTTTGACCTACATAAACTGGATCAATAGTAATTGTAGGATTGCCACCTAATCCATTGCCGTTGGTGACAGCAATCAATCCGGTTGTGCCATTAATAGTACGCGCAGCAAAATTATTACTTCCGGTGTAAGATAAAATCCCTTGTGCAGTTAGTGCCGCTAAGGCATCGAGATTAGCAGCAAAAGTAATATCAGTACTCGCGTTGCCAGCATTATCTGCAATAGTGACAGAAGCTGAAGAAATAAAATTTAGAGTATTTCTTTTAGCAAATGGTGTTCCATTTAATTGAATAATTTTATAACCCACAATTGCAGGATTGTTGGGATCAATAACATCAAAAACAGCCATCAAGTTACCTGTAATATACAATTGATACTGGTGCTAACCCCAGCATTAGTAATGACGCCCCGGATTAGTTGTTGAGCTACAAATTCAACCATCGTTATTTGTGTATTAGTAGTAAAACTAAAGGCGACATTAAATCTATCGGTAATTGTGATCCAAGAAATGTTTCCTCCTGAATCTGGGATAGTTCCAACTTGTAGTTGCAAAGTTGCTCCTCCCCATGTTCCCCATGCTGTGATCACAGCTTTATCAGAACCGAGATTGAGAACAATAGGATTACCACTAATGTTAGTAGTTTGGGCGTTAAAAATAGTGATTAAATCATGTGCCATTTAATTCCATGCTGTTGATGTCTTATCTAATTCTTTATCTCTATTTTCTAATTCTATATTGATTTTATAGAGAGGCATACTAGAGACAACATCAAGTTTGGTATCTTGAATCAGAAAATAGTTGGAATGAATATCAGGCTCATCAGGAGCAATATAAAGATTATATTCCTTACATTTTTGTTTTAAGAATTTGCAATAACCTGCAAAATTATCGCCTAAGTATTTTAAAGCTATAGCTTTGCCCCAATTCTGCCATGAATATCCTGGAAGTAAATCAGTAACTTTTGGTCCTAATTCAAATGGAGAATTGATAATGATGTTAGCTAAAAAATAAGCTTTATAAGATTGCAAACTACTTATTGCCTCATCTATCTCTGCATCACTTCTACCTTTTTTCCAAAGAATTGCTTGACGAAATGGGGAAATGTAATCACTGAGCAAACTGACATCTGAGAGTTTCTGACCCGGTAAACTTTGTAGAAAGCTACGTAAGTTTTTACCAAACTCAGGATCAAGTTGTTCAAAATTAATATGCATTAATTAGACTCCACTAACATCCAAGCTACAACTGAAGTGTCAGTATTATCTGAGGAAGTAATCACAAAACTTGCGCCTGCAGTTTGAGCAGTAACAGCTATTGGTTGAGGAGCACTGACTGTACCCAAACTTTGAACTGTAAGAAAAATTCTAGTACTGGTTGTGACGCTTGTATTGGAAACAGTAACGGTTCCTGCAGCTAAAGTTGCAGTACCGATTCTTGCATTAGTACCAGATTTAATTTGAAGACCTTTTCCTGCAGTAGTGACAACAAAATTACCCCCGCTTGAAACATCTCCTGATACTGTTAAAACATTAGTCGTGTCATTAAATGACAAATCAGTACTGTTGCCAGTTAACACCCCATTTGTTCCAGCAAAAATTACAGAACCTGGAGTAATTCCTGTGCTTCCTGAAGTCAATAAATTACTAACTGTAATTTGTCTAGGAGAATATTGATTAGTAGACGGATCTAAAGTTTGTAGTAAAACCCGATCAGTAGCTTGAGCAGTAGTTGCCACAACTCCTTCTGCTCTTACGATGCCGAAATTAGCTATACCCATAGTGTTACCTATATTACATTGAGCTCTTAATAATTCTAACTCTTCTTTTTAGTATTTACAACGTTAATAAATAACGATAATAATGATAAAGGAGTTGAAATTTTTTTCTTTCAACTTTTTCCAAAGACGGCACACGTAAAAAGCCAGTGAGATGCCACGTAAAACATCGCGTGAATTGAGGAACTTTTCTTTTCAACATTCATGTGAGGTTTACTATGGCGGTAACGCAATTTTCCTCTTCGGACCTGCAAACAGTAAAACTGTGGTCAAATCGAATTTACAAAGATTTCATCACAGATAGTGGCTTATTGGCATCAATGCTTGCATCCGGGGTAGTTTCAAAACAAGACAAAACACAAAATGATGCGGGCGATCAAGTTCGTATTTCTTTCTTAAATCGTTTAACGACTCCTGGTTTGATCGGAGATCAGGCAGCAACTGGTAACGAAACAGCGCTCACCTATTATACTGATGACGTATTGATCAATCAGCTGCGTAAGCCAGTTGCGATTCCTAATACGATGACAATCAGCCAACAAAGGGTCTTATATGACCTCCCAGAAGATACTTACCAAGTATCTATGGATTGGATGAAAATCCGTGGAGTAGTAGGAGCACTTTATCAATTAGCTGGATTTACAGCATCAAGCTTTACTTATGATGGTTCAACTTATAGCGGGGCACAGCGCTTAGAGCTAACTGGGCTTAATGCTGCAATTGCCCCAACGGCTAATCGTATTTTTAGACCTAATAGTTATACCACTGATGAGCAAGTTAATGCAGATAGCACTGCGACTTTGAAATTCACCTTGATTGATGAATGCGAAGCCATTGCAGAAACAGTAAGGCCATATATTCGTCCGATCTCTGAGACTAGTGGAGTCAAATACCATATGTATGTCCATACTCGCCAATGGCAACAGTTGCTTCAAGACACTACTGCTCCTATCCAATATCGTGACATTATGGGCAATTTAATTGCATCAGGACGTGGAGATGGAGGAATCGCAAGATCGATGATTTATTCCCAAACTGAAATCTTTAAGACTGATAAAATCCCCAATGGAGTTAATTCTTCTACTGCAGCAGTATTGGCTAATACTAGACGCGCTGTATTTTGTGGTAGAGATGCTGCATGCCTCGCTTTAGGTAGAGGATACTCAGATGGTAAAGAAACAGTTCCCGGATTTATTATTCGAGAAGACACATGGGATATTGGACAAATACGTCGTGTAGCGATAAATGGAATTTTCGGCATCAAGAAGATTCAATTTAATAGCTTAGACAACGGCGTCATTGTTGTTCCAACATACGTTGCACAAACTAGTTAGGAGGCTATTATGTCAAGTTATAATTTTACTTTGGTTGATCCTATTTCTCCTTGGAATTCAGGATCTTTTATGATGGCGAAGGCATATTATGATCTCGCTACAGTTGCATTAGTTAATGGAGACACCATTACTGCAACTAATATTATTCCTGGAGATGGAGTAGAGATCATTGAGATCTTTGTCTCCCATCCAGAATTGGATACTAATGCTACCCCTACTGGCACTTATAATGTTGGTGATAGTGGCAATGCAGCACGGTTTATTTCTTCTGCTCCATTAGGAACAAACGGTGCGACTACTGCAGGATTCCAAATACGTAACAGTATCAATATTGCAACAACGACTTCTAGTGGTGTAGTTGCAACAGGATCTGGTTATCGCTATACCGGAACTAGCCCTGCAAGCTTGATACTAACAGTCAATGCTGCCGTTGCTACTGGTGCTACCGCTGGTGTAGTGCAATTGCTAGTAATATACCGTTGCGTTGGCAATAGTTAGACTGGAGAGAAATGGCAGTAACTTTTGGCCAATTAGCGGCCCGTATATTACAGGAAACTAATCGCGATTCCACTTTTGAAATCAGTGTGGAGAATGCCATTATTACTGCCATTAAAGTATTAGAAAGAGAGCAATATTGGCTCTTCGAAACGAGCACGCAGTTAATATTAAGTGCGGGAGTAAATAACGTAGTTTTACCGATTGGTTTTTCTGAGATCAATAAACTGAGATTATTAGTAAATACTACTTTTAAGACTGCACGTAATGGATTTGTGCCTGTCACTTTTAATGATCTCCAAGATTATCAAGTGCTACTTAATTATCAGGGCATTCCCAATCAGTGGGCTATTTATAACAATAGCATTTATGTTTCACCATTTCCTGATAGTGACTATGTCTTGTATATGGACTATTACTACAAAGATCCAGTTTATCCTGTGGCCTATGAAGATACGAGCATCTGGTTTGGTGATTTAACTCAAGATTTAACTCGTTATTACGCAATGTATGTATTTTATCGTGATACCTTACAAGCAGAAGAAAAAGCTCAATATTATGGAATGGCTGCACAAGAGTTTATCAATAACATGAGAATCCGTAACAACCAAAGACAAATTATTAATCGTTTAAGTATTTAAATGCCAACCTATACTACTAATTTCAATATTCCAATGCCTTTGGTCAATAGCCCAGTAGATGCGAATCAATGGGGCACGTTACAAAACCAAGGTGCAGTTATTATCGATAACGTACTTGGTTATCTTAGTAAAAGTTCGATTGGAAGTACTCGTCCTAGTTATACTCAAGCTGGGACATTTTGGGTTGATAACACTACTAATCCTTGGAATGTCAATATTTATGATGGAGTCCAAGATGTACCCCTTGGTACCTTAGATCCAACTGCTCATACTTTTACTCCTACAGGCGGAGTAATGATGAAAATTGCAGAATATACCTTAAGTAGTGTCTCATATCAAGATATTCCTATTGTTGGATATACTTCATACAGAATTGTTCTACAGAATGTCTTTTGTTCAGTAGATGTATCAGGTCCTGGATTTTTAATGAGTACTGATGGAGGAATTACATTCATTAATACGGCTGGTGCTTATCAATGGGGTGCTTGGTGCGCTACAGGAGGTACTGCAGGAAACAACATAGGATCTAGAAGTGATACTAGATTATACGTGTCATTACTAGATGTGGGCAATGCTACCAATGAAGGCCTAATTTCCTCTGATATTTGGATTAATAATGCTGGTAATAATAATATGTTCACTGTCTTGAATTTCGAAGGAGCTGCTTCAAATGGCCTAACTCAATATTGGGGATATAAAGGATTTGGTATTAGAGTCAATAAAGAAGTGAATAATGCCGTACGATTTCAATTCAATAATGGCATTATTACACAAGGTAAAATTATTGTTTATGGAATATCATAATGCCTTTACTAGGAAAAAAACTTCCTATTGAGATTGCAGCAGGAGTTAATCCTATTAATGATAGCACAGGGCTAGACACAATATATTACACCAATACTGATAAGGTACGCTTCCAGAACGGAAAATTGCGGAAAATGGCAGGATGTGTACGTGTTTTCTTCAACAATAATCAGAGGATATATGGGGCAGCGCGTACTGTATTTTCTTATGCTGATTCTACTAATGTCCATCGGCTTTTGATTGGAACTTCCTCTGGCTTATATGTTTATATTGGGAGCAATATTGAAAATATTACTCCTTTAACTGGATCTCCTATTCTCATTCCCAACTCTCTCTCTACGGTCTATGTCACTGATCAGAGTTATTCTGTAAATACAACCATTAATAGTGACATTGTAACTTTTAATATTCCACATTTTCTTTCAATAGGAGATAGCGTAAAAATTAGTGGAGTTAGTAGCACTGTTGGTGGCATTCCTGCATCTAATTTGAATGGAATATTTACTGTAGTTGCAGTGCCTTCCAATTTTGCTTTCCAAGTTGAAACAACTGTCACCGCTACAAGTACTGCGACTGGAGGTGGTACAGGTATCACTATGGCTACGCAGCAAATTATCATTACCGTTGCTGATAATGGAGTCTCAATTGGAGAAAGAATAAAGATTGCAGATAGTGCCGACGTAGGTGGCATTCCTGCAGCAAGCATTAATATTGAAAATATTGTCACTAAAATTATTACTATTAATAGTTTTGTCGTCAATACTGATACATTTGCTACAAGTGCCGTGACCGATGGAGGAGGAGCTGACGTTACTCTTACTTTACAAATCATTCCTGGAAATCCCAATCAAATTAGAGGTTTTGGTTTTGGAATGGGAGAATTTGGGGTTGGATATTTTGGTATTTCTCAAAACTCAGCAGTAGGTATTGTACGTCCTGCTATTTGGTCAATTGATACTTTTGGAAATAATGTAATCTTGACTCCCGGTACTCAAGGAAAAATTTATATTTGGGATAATGATGAAACTATTGCTCCAGTTGCACTATTAAATTCTCCTTCAGAAGTAAACTGGGTATTTGAAAGTAATGGTGCAGTTTGTGCTCTGGGCATCAATGGTGCACCTGATTCTTTTGCAAGCAGTGATATTGGTAACGCTACTATATGGACTCCTGGTCCAAATAATTTGTCTTATGCTACTTCTATTCCTGGAGCAACAATTTTTATTTCCCGATGTAAAAGTAGGAATATTAATTTACTCTTTACAGATAGTAAGGTGTATACTGCTGAATTTTTAGGTCCCCCTTTTATTTGGTCTTTTCAAGAATTATTCAGTACAGATGGATTAATTGGACCACGAGCTCAAGTACAAATTGAAGATGCAGTATTTTGGATGGGATATGGAGATTGGTTTGTATTTAATGGAACTACGGTTAATATTCTGCCCAATAATACAATCAAACGTTATGTCCTTGATCAACTTGATTATGGCCAAACTGATAAAATCTTTGCTCGCGGTAATCCTGCCTATAATGAAGTATGGTGGTTTTATTGTTTAGCTGGTGATTCAGAACCAACTCGTTATGTAATTTATAATTATCGGGAACAACATTGGACCATTGGAACTTGGGACAGAACTGCAGCCTCGCATCCTCCGTCAATTAATGTCGTTCCTTATATGATTGATAGTAATAACTTCGATACTGTCACTTTAGGAACTAATCCTATTTCCACTGTTTTTTATAACTTAACTACTGACCCTATTAGCGCTACCGATAGTAGTTCATCGATCGTAATATTAATACCAAATCATATGCTCCAAATTGGAGATTCAATTCAGATTAGTAATGCCAATACTACTCATGGAATTACTGGAGCTAATATCAATGGTACTAGAGTAGTTACTGCCATTACTCCAACCACCATCACTGTCACTGCAGGCGCAAGCGCAACAAGTACTGGTACTGGAGGAGGCAGCAGTATCACAGTTGGCACTCAATTGATCAATGTTGCTACTACTCTTCATTTAAGCAACGGCTTTACAGTCCATCTTACGAATATAACTGCGATCAGTGGTTTCACAACATCTAATCTCAATGGGAACTTTATCATTCGTTATAGCTCTACTACCAATTTTACTTTTGTGGCTAATGGTGGCATGAGTACTGGTCAAAATAGTGGGGGAGGAAATGAAGTTTTTGTAAACTATGAACAAACAGTAAGACTATTCCAGCATGAGGTAGGCACTGATGACTATGATGTTGTGAATTGTGATGTTAATAATCCTAGAAGCTGTCTTGCTGCTCTTAATGCTTTTGCGGAAACAAACTATGCGCAATTAGGAGTGGGGGACAATAATATGTTGATTTACTCGGTCATCCCCGATTCTTTGCAACAAGGTAATTTGCAAATTACAGTTTACACCCAACTCTATCCTCAAACTAATGCAACAATCATTCAAAAAGGACCATTTACGATTACCCCTCAGACTAACAAAGTTGATGTCATGGCATTAGGTAGACAGAGAAAATATCGGATTGCAAGTAACGAAATCGGACAAGATTTTTTAATTGGTCGTTGGTTTGAACAAATTACTGAGAGCACTCCAAGATGACAAGATTTCATAAAGACCCAAGTAACATAAAAGAATCTTATAATGTTAGCGCTACTACTGTCTACGAAGAAAGAATTAAAAGACTAGAGCAACGAATGGATAACTTAAGTAATTACCTACAAATGCTTTTCCTGAAAGGTAGGACAAGAGTAGATAGGAGTGCTCCAGTATCGAGTGCCGATGTGCAGCCTCCTGATATGTTATATGATGTAGTTTGGAGTAGTGATTATTTATACATTGTGGTGGACGATTCCGGAGTATTAAAATGGCGTCGTATTACATTAAGTACATTTTAGGAGGTTTCTGATGGATTTTTTAGGTGGATTATTACAAGTTGGTGGAGGACTTTTAGGGGGATTATTTGGAGGAGAAGAGGGAGCGCAGCCATCCCAACAAGTTTCAGGATGGCAAGCATTACCTCGTGAAGTACAAGAAGCATTTCTTAAAACATATTTGCCCGACGTCAAACAAATATATCAAGCAGGACCTAATCAATACGAAAAACAAGCTGAAAGTATGTTAGGTGGTGGAATTGCGGGATTACGTAAAGATTTACCGCAATATATGAGTCCCTTTCAAGAACAAGTCATAGATCGAACTTTAAAGCGTTATAATGATCAAGCCGGACAAATGAGAAACAATATTATGGGTCAGGCAGGATTAGGAGGATTGGGTTCATTTGGAAGTTCTGCTCTTGGTACTCAATTAGCACAACTAGATAAAAACAATTTAGATCGTCAATTAGATTATTTAAGTCAAGCTAATCAAGAAAACTATTCACAAGCTTTAGGATTACGCCAAGGATTGTTGAACGATTTACTGCAGGCTGGACAGATGCCTTATCAGAGAGTTTCAAGATTGGGCACAATGTTAAATGCATTTCCTGGTGGGTCACAAAGCACTGGAGCTGTTCAAGGCACTCCAAATTGGGCCTCTAAATTAGGTGGAGGCATGATGTCACTCGGCAGCTTATTTTCATAAAATATTATTTCTGATATACTAATGAAGATATATACGTTTATTAGAATATATATTGATACATTGTATAAATAATAACTTTATATTATTGAGGAAATTATGGAACCAGTTACAGTTTCAAACGCAATCAGGCTTTATCTACAAAAAGCAGCTATACTTAATCAAAGAATAGAAGAGGAAAATGAGCGCTATCTTCAGATGATGACTTTAGCCAAAACCCAAAGAGAGCAGGATTATCCTTGGGTCAAACTACAAGCAATAAAGGATCAATATAATGTTCAACAATTGGGATGAGAGTAAATTAGACATTACGAACAATCCAACATTTCTAGCAGGATTATCAGTAATGAGAGGCACACCTGTGGATCAAGCTTTGGCTCAAGCATCTTTGATGCAACAGCAAAAGCAAGCTCAACAGCAGCAGATGTTGCAACAACAGATGCAACAGCAGCAAATCATGAGGCAACAACAGATGCAAGAACAGCTTCCGCAAATGTTGCAGCAATTACAGGGTAAAAATCCTCAAGAGGTTTTTGTTGCTCTTCGTACTGCTGGTCTTGATACCAAAGAAGCAGCCACAATTGCGAAATATGTTGGCCAAGTTCCTGCTGCTTCACAACTCCAAATGTTTGCAGGACCAGGCAATGTTCGTTATCAAATAATAAGCAATCCTGAAACTGGAGAAATGGAGGCTAAGCCTTTAGCAGGACAAATACCCGTTAATTCTAAACCTAAATTAAGCGTTTCAGAAATGAGGATAAATTCTAGCAAACTAACTCAACTTGATAATGACGCTAGAGCCGCAGAAAAAGAGCTAAGACTTTTAGCAGATAGTGACAAGGCATTCAAAACATTTGATAGCAATACTGGTTCTTATACTGGCCCTGGAAGTCTAGCAAGTAAATTTATCCCCAAGGGAGTAGAGAATATCATTTATAATAAAAAAGCTCAAACTGCCAAACAAGAAATTGATAAATTAAATTCCCAATTATTCCAAAATCGCGTAGCTGCTTTAGGGGCTAGAGGAACTGATGTGGCCAAACAAGAAATCATGAAGGGCTTACCAACCATTATGCTAAATCCGGAAGCACGCCATGAATTGATTGCCACCAAAAGAAGAGAGAATTTTGAACAGATATTGCGTTCCAAATTCTTTAATGAATGGGCCAAACAAAACCAGAAAGATCTAAATGGAGCTGAAAATGCTTTTGCGGAATTAGTAAGTTCTGTAGATCTAATAGATTCTCAAGGTTACCCCAGACGTGAGTTATTGCAACAAATACCTGAGATTATCAATGGCTTTGCTGACAATGAACGTCCTCCTCTAGAAACGAAAGAAGAAGCATTATCAGTAGAAGGAGAAAAATCTGATCCAGAAGAAGAAATAGATAATCTTTATGCGCAGTTTGAAGATTTACCTTTAGAAGCATTGATTGCTGAACAACGTCGCCGAGGAAAATAATGGAAAGTTCTCTCAATAGATTAACTAATCAGCAGCTAAATGAACTGATACGTCGCAAATCTCTTCAAGAAGCAAACCCTCAAGTTAGCCGTTCTCCAGTTACTGCTAAAAGGGATATCAGCCCTGCGGAATCATTTTTCAGAGGCGCTGCAGACACTGTAAGTTTAGGTTTCATGCCTAAAATATTAGGAGGAATTTTAGCTCCAGCTTTAAAATATGGCAGACCCGATTTATTTGGTGATCAATCTTTATCCGACATCTATAAACAAGCTAGAGATGACGTTAGACAAGAAAACACACAAGCTATGGAGCAAAATCTGCTCACAAATTTGGGTGGAAGTTTAGCTGGAGCTGTTGCTTTGCCTTTCCCAGCCAAAAATTTAAAAGAAGCAGCTGCGTTGGGAGCAGGATATGGAGCTCTCCAAGGACTAGGAGAAAGTGATTTTGGAGATGTTGGAGAATTTGGCGGAGAAGATATTCTTAGTGGCCTCACTGGTGCAGGTATCGGAGCAGCTACTGGTGGATTAGGACACATTTTAAGCAACAAACTCTTTTCTCGTTTCAAAGCTCCAGCACCAGAAGCATTAGATAAAATTCGGATTGCTCAGGAAACAGGCATTCCCTTAACTCAAGGTGAAATAACCAGGGCACCAGAAACTTTACTGAAAGAAGAAAGAGTTTTATCAGGCAAAGTAGGAGCAAGCAACCAACGTAACCTTGAGGATTTTAAAAACCAACAAAAGAGTAAAATCAATGAAGCCGCTTCTAATTTACGTAATCAGTTAGGCCAGGAAGAATTTGTAAATCGCGGCTCAGCTGCCAATGAAGCTATCGGTAACATCCAACAGCAAGCTCTCGATGAACGCAAAAAATATTCACAGCTTTATCAAGAAGCCAAAAAAGGCGTAGCGAACTTCAATACAAATGAATTGAAAGGTTTTATGCAACAAGCTGTAAGTGATTTTGAGGAAGCTGCTTTAAGTGAAGATAATGTTCCAAAAGCGTTCCGAGAATTACAGGCTTTAGATCGAGTTTTAAACAAGGAAGAAGTAAGTTTAAATTCCTTAGAAGCCTGGAAGCAAGGACTAAACCGTGCCATTAAAGATGCAAGTCCCGGAGGACAAGAAGAATTTGCCTTAAAACAATTGAGTCAAAAGTTTGATGGCTATTTAGATGGAGCTATAGAGACAGCACTGACTGAAGGTAATGTAGATACATTAAATCAATTTAAGAACGCAAGAAAGCTCGCAGCAAATTGGTTTGAAAAATATAGCGCTAAAAGTCCAGACGAAGTGGGAAAGAAATTCGTTGAAGATATCGTTGATAATGCTCGTTTCTCCAGGGAGCCTTTTACCGATGAAATGCTTGTCAATAAAATCTTTGGTGCTAGTGAATTAGGATTTAAGCCTGCAGCTGCAGGTATTGTGAAAGAAATAAAAAAGCTCTCTTCGCCTGAAGATTTTAATAAAATTAAATTAGAAGCTGCCCAAAAACTTCTTACACCACTTCTTGGAGAAAATCCCAGTGCAGCCAAATATACGTCTAGCATCAAGAAATTTCTTGAGAGCAACAATACTTTAGCACGAGAATTGTTTAGTCCTCAAGAACTAAAACAATTCCAGGACTTAGGTGAAATCAGTTCTGCAGTTTTGACTCGAGAAAAATCTCTCGCTAATCCTTCTGGTACTGCTTCAGTAATCATAGACTATCTTCAGCATAAACCTGCGTTTGGTTTTCTGAAAAATGTTTTTAATAAGGTGGAACTTGATCAAGAGAAAATTGCCCAGGCAGTAAGAAAGGGAGAGAAATTGGAACTTCCTATGAATGCTTCTGCAAAAGCTCTGATCTTAGGGGGACAAAGTGGTTTTCTAAAAAGTATTCAAGATCGAGAACAACGCCTACAAAACATGTCAGATGCTGATCTAGAGAGGATTATATCTATCAAACAAAATCAATCTTCTCCAAAAGCACAACAGAAAGCTTTTGGATCTAAATCTCTATCAGAGAATCAGACTTCTCCAAAATCAAATAAGACTTCAGAGCTGATCCCAGATAATTTGCTAAACAAGATTGCCTATATTGAATCTGGAGGCGACCCTAACGCCAAATCTGCTACTTCGAGTGCTTCAGGTATGTTCCAATTTACTAATGCAACTTGGAAAGAAGGAGTGAAGAAGTATGGAAAGCAACATAACATTTCCATGAAAGACAAAAATAATCCGGAAGCACAAAAGATAATTGCTATGAGCATGTTAGAGGACGCCACTCAAGATTTGTCACAAGACTTAGGGCGTAAATTAAATGAGGGAGAAATATATCTTATTCATTTCTTAGGACCTACAGGTGCACGTAAGCTATTGAATAACTACGACCAGCAAACTCCTGCAGCTAGACTATTGCCTGCAGCTGCCAAATCTAATCGCAGCATCTTCTTTGCTAAAGGCAAACCTCGTACTACAAAACAAGTTTATGATTTGATCCAGCAGAAAATGGACAATGCAAACTACAACGTATAGAAAGAATCAGACTTCTCCAAAATCAAATAAGACTTCAGAGCTGATCCTTCTTATCCCTTCCTGATTTTGTCTAGGGCTTTACGAAATTTGGATACATGTTCTGGATCTGCACTAGAATAAAATTTCTCAAAGTTTTCCAATGTAGTATAATTTCCTGCTCCACCTGATGGAGATAAAGGTTGTGAGTTCACATCAGCTGCATTAGACTTCTTGATATTTTTAGAAATAGCCTCAATGTTAGGACCAGCTTGCTTGGTAGTAGAATCTTTTTGTTTAGCATTAAAGCCATAGGTTTTAGCTATCTGGTATAAAGTTTCTGGTACGTTCTTGCCTTGAACGAAAGTTCTTTGTCCAATTATACTTATTTTATCCATAGCAGCTTTCAGAGCATCACTTTCATTTTGATGCAAATATTTTTGCGCATTGATTTCAACTTTAAGCAGATGACTAAATGCTTCATTAAAGTCTGGATATTGTTTGAGAAATTGCTCATGTTGTACATTCACTGATTTCTCAAAATAGTCTTGCTGCTCTTTGTGTTTAATACGATTTTCAAGCTCTTGAATCTTTTGCATGTAAGTTTGATGCGCTTCATTATCAAGCGGCTCGAAACTTTTCTCGTCTGGCGTTCCTACACTATCATTGACGCCTTGAATCTTTTGCAGAGCTTTATTAATCAAGTCTAATTCGGTTTTAGCTTTGATCGCTTCTTCTTTTTCGCGTTGTAATTCCGCTTCCAAAGCTTTACGTTTCTGGATTTCTTTATTGAATCTTTTATAAGGAATCGTTTGATCTTTTAAATGGTCACCATCAGAATCCTGGAGATCACCAGCATCATCAGCAGAATCGAGATTATTATTAGAGTTATCTGTTGTTGGTTCAAGAATTTCATCATCTTTATCTGTATCTTCATGCGATCCAATATTTTCCTCATTTTCATTTTCTCCTGTGTAAACATTCTCATTACTCTGATCTCTTATCATATTTAATTGCTGTCTAAAATCTAATGGGTTTATTTTATCCATGTAATCCTCAAATAATATCTTTAAAAGTTAGTGCTGTCTCACGAGCAGCTTTGGCATTAGCTAAATTAGCATCTGCCTTGATCTTTTCTATCTGGGCATTAAATTGTACCTCAGATAATCCTAATTCATGTTGTTTCTGCAAAACTTCTAATTTAGATTTCATGGCATCTATCGAGTTTTTCTCGGCAGTTGAATTCTTCAAATTAGTTTCTGCAACTAATAATGCCTGTGATACTGGATCAGGAGGAGGCGGAGGAACAGGCTGCATCATCTGATTGATTTGTTGAATCTGTTCTGATTTTAACGGACTATATTGTACCACCATCGGCATGATATCAATTGGATTTTGTTTATTGGCCAATAGCGATGCCATTTCTAGCAATTTGGTAAATGTCTCTTGGCGTTCGTTAGGTGTTTCAGGAATATCTTCAACGATAATGTCATATTCTGCCGCAATTCCGTCTTTCAATAATGGAACATATCGGATTGCGCCATTACTCATAACTCTAATTAATCTTCCTTCAGAATTTTCAACCAATACTCTAATGCAATCAATGAAAAGTTTACCCTGATCGATTGTATAAAACTTTTTGGCATCAAAGTACGCACTTAATGTGGTCAAAGATTGTCGTACTAATTGACGATTCAGAGTAGCCGTCATCATCTTTGAATCAATAATCCCCATAAAATCTTGATTTACTCCAGACGTTTCCATTATAGAAACAGCTGCAAAGTTGATCATATCAAGTAATCCAGAAGGAATTGGAGGAGTGATTTTAGGTCTAGTTTTAGCTAATCCTCCAGGATTATAAATTGTGACTTCTCTAGCTTTCGTATAAGTCTGTACAAAAGCTGCCATATTTGGTACAGCATCGGCTTCGATTTCTATACCTCCTTTAGGAATGGTACGTAAGAATCCTTCATAGTCAGATACGGCCTGATTGAGCATCCTTTGAGGCTCTTTCGCAGCGCGCACAACGCCATAATAACATTGACGTGCTTCCGAAAAGTAACCGGTCATAAACTTAAAACTAAAACCAGTTTGCGAAAAGTTTTCCTCAGCATCTACTACACGATTACCCACAATGGTTGCACGATAATACTTGAATTTTCTTTGTCTAATAGATTTAAATGGAAGATCTAAAGATACAAATGCTTCTTTGACTTTACGATAATCTTTTGGATCTAAGGAAAATACTTTATTGTTTGCTAGATCAATATTCATGTTGTTTTTTAGAGCTTCAACCAGCATCAGAATTTGTTGGCTACGTATCTCATCTGGGTTTAGTTCCATACCCACTAAAGGATTTTCTACCCGATAAAAAGGGACTTTTTCACGCCATTGATACTCATAGATAATACCTAAAGACTTCGCAATCATGACGGTATTGAAGAAGTCTAAGAAACGAGCGTCTTGAGCAGCTCCAAATTCAATATCAAAATTCTCTTCGTCCTCTGGTCTGCCGCGTAAATAGTTATGCATTGTATCTTTATCAACAATCTTGGCCCGCATAACCCAATTGGCATCTTCAAGATTTTTAGCACGTGCTGTAACATCCCAAAGCATAAAATAAGGAAAGATACGCTCAATGACGACTTCCCCATCAGGATTGTTATCATACACAATATTAGTATCAGTAATGCCAACACCGCAAATTAACATATCTCTGAAAGCAAGACTTGCCTGAAAATCACTTTTGGAATCATCGGAAATATATCGGACTACGCTATTCAAAAGATCAGAAAATCCTTCTTGGTCTTCTGTGGCCTTGCGAGGTACATAATCTACTTCGCTGCGATTTTGAATTTCAAAACCAGCAATAGCATTCACAACTGGGGCAAGCTTATTGATAGTCCTGATAGGCATTCCATCAGCATTTTGCCGCGTATAAGTATCTTCTAGCCACTGATCCCCCTCGATCAGTAGGTAATTATCTCTGATTTCGTTAGCTCTCCACCATGACTGTACGAGCAAACAATCGTTAATACGTTGATGGGCCAAACGTAGTATTTCTTCGTGATCTAAATTCATAATTTCGTCTTTATCAATAACAGCTAAATATATTATTACTTAATAATACATAGATTTTATAAAAAAGATACACCTTAAAACTTAAAATATAAATAGTACAAGGATGTCACCCTATCCATGGACATCCTTGAGATCAGTACGCAATACTAGATCCAATTTTATTTTAGCAGATATTTATAAATAAGATAAGCATCCATAAGAAATAGCATCATTACCAGATAAATTACAAATAAGTTTAGATATTGTAATGGGATAATACTATATTTTTTGCATTATTCCACATTGTCCCCTAGACATACGCCATATATTATGATATAATATACATATGTGAAACACACAAAATTAATATATAAACGGTAAATATCATGCAAAATATAAAATTATTATCTTACAGAAAGTCAATATTTCTTACTTCTATTATGTTGTACGGAGTAATAAATTACTTTTCTATATCTCAAGCAGCACTTCCAGTATTTATTATATGTGCTGCTAGCAGCGCAGCTTTTAGATTCTTCAGTAATAATCAAAGCAAACGTGAAGAATCTTTAATGCTAGTACAACATATCAGTATTTATTGTACTGCATTATACATCATGCAGAATTTGTTAAAAAAATCTATGGCAACATTAGTTTTAACTTCATTTTGTTGCGCTTTTGTATCAACAAGCAAAGAAAAACCTTCAGGCTTGAAAGGTTTTGTGGAAAGAGCCCGCAGCTATGGTCCATTGTTTACTCCTCTAGTTTCTATTCTCTTTGAAGACACACTAACCAAACTTCTAGGACATTGGGGCAAATATACTATAACAGTATTCATAGAACCACTATCTAAAGAATTTTTCACACAGTATGACAAAGATTTCTCAGAGAAAGGAAAAGACGTTTCACTAAGAATAGTGACTAAATTTGCATCTAATGCAGCTTTTCAAGCAACACTGGCATTCTCTAAAACTTATATCAACTTTTACATGAAAGAATTTTTCTCTTCAGTACTAAACCAATTTTGTGTTACAACATTAGGCGAATCTGTAACATTGATGGTAGCTAGTGCTGTTGGTCTGTCTGTCACTGCTATTTCTGATTACACCTTCTCTAAAAAATCAGAATCAGCAACATCAAAGGTATCAAGTAACCCCCTACAACAAGCAGCTTTATGTGCAATACCTAGAAGCGTGGTTGTATCTGTTAGAAAAAGCTATGCTCCTTATGTTGAATCATTCTTAGAACAAATCATCCCTAGTGATTGGGGATTTACAAAAGAAGCTACTGTGCAAGTTACAAAATGGGCTCAAACCTTCGTCACAGATACTATAAGTAATTGTATTGATGATCTTACTCGCAAAAGTAAAACTGTTAAAGAACGCACTATATAACAACACCACTATTTCAAAAGATTTATAGAGAAGATAAGGATGCAGAGGAACAACATCCTTATCAGGTAAAGATGTTGCAGCAGCCCTACCTAATTTATAATTTATCTATATATTTGATAATAATCAATATTATTCTGTCCTGGATATAAAATGTTTATATCGCATATTCTAGATAGAGCATCAAGCATATCATCGTGTGAAGCAGCATCAAATTGCAAATATTCTTGCTCGATAAACTCTTCAATAACATCAACTAACTTACCTTCAGAATTAGTCTTAAACAAATATTGAGGTAGATAAATTCTTCCATCGATAAAGTACTTTCTTAATCTTGATATTCGATCTTCCTTCGACAATTTTGGAGGGCATTTGACGTCATGAATCGTAAAACGATAATTTCTTTGTTCCATTGCAAGTTTTAGCCAATCGCTATCTCTTTGCACTCCTCCAGTTTCATAATACACTTGCAAATTCTTGTATTTACGATGGAGGTTAAAAACCATTTCTTCTTTCTCAAAAGCACCCAATCTATCGCGTACTAAATCAAGGACGTAAAGATTACCATCCTGTGCAGCTCCAATAATCCAAATAGCAGTATAATCACTGTCTTTACTTTTGGTATAAGCAGGGTCGACCAGCATATAACAATTAAAATCTTCGGGATAAACATTCTTATAGTACTTGATCCATTCTCTTCTAAACTTGCCTCCTCCAGTTGGTACAGGACTTTGTTGATGTTGACCTGCAAAGCCATAAGGCCCTAAAGCTTCCTTTTCGCGTCTAACCTCTTCTGGCCCCATCCGATTGAAATGCAGATATTCACCTTCCTTACGTTCATACTGATTTCCATTGATAGCAAAATGCTCATCTTGCTCTGCGATCATAGGAATTTTAAGATGTTCCCAACCTCCTTTTTTGAGTAAGTGTCCAGTCAGATCATCTTCGTGGAAGCGTTGCATAATGATGATAATGCAACCTTTTTTCTTATCATTGAGACGAGTATAAAATGTACGATCAAACCATATATTTGCTGTCTGCCGATACAAAGTAGAATCAGCCTGTTGCGCAGAAACAGGATCATCCACAATTAGAAAGTTGCCACCTTCTCCAGTAGCAGTTCCTCCAACTGAAGTAGCAATCCTGAATCCTCTTCGAGTGGTAACGAATTTAGTCTTTGTATTCTGATCACTAACTAATTGAGTTTGCGGAAAGATTTCCTGGTACCATTGGCTTTCAACAACGAGACGACAGTCGAGGGAATGCTTATGAGCTAATTCCTTACTGTAAGATGCGCACATGATCTGTTCTGAAGGGTTGTGACCTAAAAGCCATGCAGGAAACGCAACCGCTACAGAAATAGATTTAAGAAGTCTTGGAGGGATATTAATAATGAGCCTATCGATATCACCATTCTTGCAAGCTATGAGATAATCTGTGATAAGGTCAATATGCCAGTTGTGAAGATACTCTATTCCAGGAGCGACAGTAGAGAAAGTTTTATAAGTAAAGAAAGATAGCTCACTGCGAGTAATACTCTGTATGGCATCTTTTGTATATATCTCCATTCATTAAACACTTAATTAAATTTTTAGTAAATTTCTCTGCATTATGTAGTCTCATACCTGCTTCTTTACTATAAACCATCTGATAGAATATTTCGCTCAACTCACCTTTGATTATCTCTTTAACAACTCTTTTAAGTATTTTTTCATCAATTGTATTAGTAGCAATAGGCATATACAGCTACGACGTATAATGTTTTTTCACATACTTCGCCAAGCAGTGCTCGAGCATTTCTTTGTCTTTCTCTGAGACTTGATTTATAGAAAGGCTTTCTCCGTCCTTACCAGTTTGCTCTAACCTCTCGATATATCCTCTATTTTTGAGTTTAGTTTTACAATAAAATATAATGGACGTAGTATCGTTGTCTTTGATTTTTTGTAGTAATTTATATTCTACAAAGTCTCCAGTTTCTTCTATAATTTCTAGACACTTTTCTTTGAAAACTTCGTCTTCCGCAAACCAACGATAATAAGTTGTTCTTCCTACCTTAGCTTTGTGACAAGCAAAACTCACAACACCCAATGAATCTTTCAGGGCTTTAATAAAAATGTTTTTACGGTTAGGATGACAATAAGTATTTAGCATTGAAATTACATATACTACTCTTATATAAATAGTAGATATAACAACGGAAAGTAGCAATACTTAAAAATTATATATAGTAGAATGAATAAGCAGCTTCTAAATTGGTATTGAGATGATGATTGGATGTTTTACGATATATCAAGATACTACCAAGTAGGTTGCTAATATTTGAATACTTATCCTGGATAACAACAATCCAATAATTTTGACATTCTACTTCCATTCTGAGATGGGTAGCGCCGCCAGCTATAAGCTGCTCTGCTTTGTTTACAACTTTCTCTACCTCTGCTCTATATTTGTTTAAAAATGCTTTTGATCTATCTTCCATTTTCTTACGGTAACTCCAAGAATAGGGAGCATTTTTCTGATAAATATCTTTACTAACTTGGCCTATAACCCAGTCTTTCTTGTCTTCACTAATTCTTATCATACTGCCTCACTAAAATTTTTATTATATTTTGGGGAGTGTATAGTTTGATGTATCATATATGTATTGGAACCTTATCTATACTACATCTAATTTAGTATTTTGCCACACAATATTGTATTTTAAAATAATTTAAAAGCAATCCTTCAATGCTCAAAGAGAAAGAACTGTGTAGTCTGTTTTTTGCTGCAATCGAAAAGTTAAAATTTTATAATCAGATGAAGAGAGGATTTTTCCTTTTTCATATTCCTAATGAGCAGAATAACAATATTGCCTACACCATGGTCTTAAAAAGAATGGGACTGAAAGCTGGTGTAGCTGATTATTGTTTGCTGCTAGAAGGGGGGAAAGTAGCTTTTCTGGAATTCAAACGCAATGCAAAATCTAAGATGACTGAGAAACAAAAGGAGTTTCAAAAGGTTTGTGCTGAGCTCTGTATCCCTTATTTTCTGGTGCATGATGTACAACAAGCTATTGATATAGTTATTAGCCTTTGCCACAACCCTTGTGCTTAATGATACATAAGAACTTGCTTAGCTGAGGCTCACAGATCCAAAGCACACTATTACTATCGATATAGAATCCATCAGATGTATAGGTAGCAATCATATACTTAGTAAGATCTTTGCCAGTAAACCTATATTTACGTAGTGCTTCAGTAGCCTTAATGAAATAATCTGGTGGAATACAGTATATTTCTTTTTGTTTACTATATCTCACAGCACTGAAAAATGAAGAAATGTATCGCATTATAATTTCAATACAACAATAAAAAGTTTTTATATAGTATTTTTTACTACAAAGCAACAATAACATACTTTTTAGTGTTCCATTTGTGCCATTTAATGATTAACCACCTAGCACAATTAAAATATCAGCAAGCATCTTTTTTATTTCATTATCATCAGATTTATGATAATTAAATACAAAATCAGTAATGTTATGATGGAACTTTTCTTGAAAATGCTTCAATAAAGCTTCTTTATAAGGCAACAAAGATTCAATTCTGCAATGTGGTGAATCAGTTGCAATAATCAATTTCTTATTCTCTAAAGAAAACTTAAAATCTTGTGTATGTGTTAAACCAAATTCATGAAGTTTTTCATATCCTAATACTTCTCCCATGGTGATCAAGAAATCTCTTCCATATTTACGATGTTGATTGGTTGTAAAGATATTGGATAACCAGCTCATTTTTAAAGGATTTCGGAATACATTTTGCTTCTCTGATGAGGATTGCTTGATAGTCTTTGTATTACTGACCCATTTAGGACATCCAATGTAATGTCTTTTACACCATCCTAAGAACATCACATCACTAATAAGATGCTGAGTCATTTTGTTAGTGTGATACATAACAAAGTTATGAGCTGCGTTTTGTATGTCTTCTGCTGAAAGATGTGGGTATTTCTCTGTGCATTGCTTAGTTAATGATTCGGTCAACATCCATTGCTCGTTTGGTGGAGGATCAGAAAGCTCTACTTCTGATCCTTGATGACCCTTTTCTTGCTCCTCTTTTACGGTTACTGCTTCATCAAAAAAAATAGAATCTTTAATTTTATTTTCTTTACTATTTTTAATAATAGATGAGGACAAAATGTCATCATCAGATGATGACAAAATGTCATAATGCGATTCTACGCCGTTTGGAGAGCATGTTCGCTCCGAAATGTACTGTTTTAGCCGTTCGTAATCTATGGTATACCAACCCGTTCTATCGAATCTATTTTTGCTGAAATGCTTCATGATAATGATCCCAAGATCTTTTAACTTATTTAAAGCCCTTGATATAGTTCTAATAGCTCGACATTTTCCTATCGATTCCCAAAGTTTTTCAAGAGTACAATAAGTCCATTGCGTATCTTCTTTGAATGTCTGTTGTTGTTTCTTGGAATCTTTTATATTGCACTTGATGTAGAAATGCAGTTGTTGTAAAATTACTGCTGCACTAATCCCCAATATTTGTGCAAGATAAGTAGCCAGCGGTATTGATTTATCGTTTGTTATGTCTTGATAGATATCGGCGATGGTTGCAGTGTGAGTTCTGGGTGTAGAGCATTTGATCATAATTTGTTTTCCTTAGTTACTCCAGAACTCATAAATAAAAGTTCTGATTTTTGGTTGTTAGAACTTTCGACCATAATTCTGGTAGTAGTATTAATTCTCCAGAATTATGGTCGTTTTATATTTTTATCTTTAATCAATATCCAATCCATAGCCACAGTCAGCCGGACTCCACTCGATAGGGTGATCTTCATGATACTGCCTTACTTCATCTCTATCCCAGTAATTCAGTTGTGATTCATGATTTGGCACTCCTGCAAAATATTCTCTCCGCGCTATTACCACTTTGTCTTCTATAGTTAGCTGTGCTCTTTCCTCGGGAGTCAGTTTATGGCCTAGACTACAATATGATGGTGGCCATACTCGTTCTCCAGTGAGTAATGCGACTGGTGCTACTATAGCATTGAGGGAATTGTTTAATATTTCGCTGATGTAATATCCTGGACCTTTCATTTTGTTTACCTTTTAATTAGAGTTAATATTTGTTGAAAGTTGCTTATCATAAGTTTTTTATTGTTTAATCAATTCTTCACAATAATTTTAGTCTGTTTCACTAAAATTGATGTTTACTATTACGATCCTTTCCACTATGATTTATGTTACAAATGGAAACAAAAAGGGGGCGAGTTAGCGAGTAGCGATACTCAGAAAATGAGCTCAGAAATTGGTTTGTAAACTGATTTGTAAACTGATTTGTAAACTGATTTGTAAACATGATTTTGTTTGTAAAAATTCTTTTTGTTTTTGTTTTAAACTAAAAGTTGGGGAACATAGTAGTTTATAAAGGTAGCATTAGGTAATGTCTTCTACGTTATCTTCTGCTGCCTTTATTTTTTCCTTGATATCACTTAAGATCACTCCAAGCTGTCTCGATCCTTCTCGATTATAGGTTGAAAAGGTTTTTTTTGCTATATCATTTCTTTTGCTCCATTCCTGAAATTCCTCTAAACTCTGTTCATCTCCTATCTCAGTAATTTTACGTAAAAAGAAATCAAACCCCTCTTCTACTGGTATCTCTACTGTATTTTCTCCCTCATCAAACTTTAGTAAAACAAGATTATCGTGAGGTTTAGGAGATGGTTTATCATTCCCATGAACATCAGAATCTGAAAGTTCTTCTGCACTATGTTGTAGTCCTAAGAGTAAATCTGGGAAAACATCTCTTAAGGCAAAACAACGTGCTCTCATCTTCAGCATTCTTTCGGGATATTGTCTCCAAGGAGAAGAACGTTCCCATAGTCCTGCTTTCTTGGCATCGCTAACTGAGAATTCTGCTTTCACTTCGTTGATGTTTTTTCTCTTTACAACGCAGACTGCAATAATTTCACTATTGACGTTGGTAATATACTCGTTGAAAGATTCAAGTTGTCCTGAAGCTTTAACGATAGCGAGCATTGTGTCTCCGTAGAGCGCAGGTTTTCCATTGATCACGGAGATACTTTGTACTGATTGCATAGGAGTTAAACCAAGGCCAGCACCAATTTGCATTACGAAGAAAACTTTTTCCTTCGTATTGAGTGTTGCTGGGCCCAATCCAGATTTAGCAATTGTTTCTGCCATCTGCATACAAGTTTGATAATCAGTAGGAATAATAGGTTTTATTGAATGCATGATTCACCTACAAAAACATTATATTGAGCTTCAGAATTGATTTTTTTTTCTAGGCTTTGATATTCAGTCATTCTTTGATCCCGGAGCAACGACTCTAAAGTCTCTTCTATTTCTTTTGGAGACGCCTTCATTGTATTTGTTTCTTCATCCAATTTGTGGATAAGAAAATATTCTTTAATTTGTTTACGCATTATTGCTCCTTCAACAGAATCAGAATTAAAAAAGCAGTTTTTAAATCTATCTCTGATTCTTATTGCTGAAAGTTTTTGTTGTTGATCTTTTTGCATAGATATATCTGGAATCCCTAATACATCAAGGAGACAATCAAGAACGGTTCTGATTGGTACACCAAAGCAATCAGATAATAATTTCATTCTTTCTCTACAGTTTACATAAACTGCTATTGAAGAAAATTTTACACGTTTATTTTTAACCATAAATAACCTTTATATTAATATTTGATGTGATCTCAAATGCCACATATCTATATTATATCATAGTATATAACATAATATCTAGTAGATTATATAAGACTATAAAAAATATAAGATTATTGTATTGTCTTATGGCAATATCTTCATAGATATATTATAATACTTGAGTTATTAGGTATTGAATTGAAACCTTTAATAATCTACATAGATTATTAAAGGTTTCAATTCAATACCTAATGTAATATAATAATTTAGAGAGACAA